CCTTTTTAATCTTTTAACGGTATGGAATTAACAATTAAAAAGGAATTTAAAGACCTGATTCCGCGTCTATCAAAAGAGGAATATGAATTGTTAACAAAATCAATTCTTTCTGATGGGTGTAGGGAATCAATATTATTGTGGAATGGTGTTATTGTTGACGGACATAACAGATATGAGATTTGCACGACAAACAACGTAGAATTTAATACATCTGATATTGATTTCACGGATGATGACGCGGCGAAAATCTGGATCATCGACAACCAGATGGGAAGGCGCAATATAACAGAATGGGTGAAATTTGAATTGTCGTTAAAAAAGAAGGATATTCTGTTAAAACAAGGTCGGGAGAAGCAAAAAGAAACATTAGGAGGGTTCAAATATGAATCATCAGTTCTGTCAATTATTGACAGAACTGATGAAGAAGAAACACACAGTACAAGGAAGATTATAGCAGAAGAAATAGGTAAAAGCACCGGATGGGTTGGAATGGCAGAGGTTGTTGCAAAGAAAGCACCTGAAGAAATAAAGGAAAAATTACGGAAGAATGAAACGACCGTAAATAAGGTTTACAAAGAGATTAAAAAGGAGGAGAAAAAAGAGGAAAAAATAAAACAATTTGAACAGGCTTCATTGGAATATCAGGATGAAAACGTAAAAATATTTTTTGAAGATTTCAGGGAAGGGGCAAAGACGATTGAAAATAATTCCGTTGATGCAATTATAACAGATCCACCATATCCGATTGAATATATTGATTTATGGGCGGATATGTTTGCAATTGCTGACCGCATTTTGAAACCATCCGCATTTTTGGTAACATACGCAAACCACCAGAATTTAGACCGTATTTTTCAATTACCAAATTCACTTAAATATTATTGGATTTTCAAATTGGATTTCACATCAAAACCAATAGCAATGGGAAGAAACCTTATTGCAACGTGGAAACCCGTTTTGATATTTCAAAAATTACCGTTCAAAAAGATCGAAGAAACATTAGAGGACAATATCAAAGAATCAAAACCATTCAATTATGATGAAAGAGATATGCATAATTTGAATTGGGGGCAGTCTTTGGGAAAATTTGAATGGATCATTGACAAATTCACAAAACCAGGTGATCTGATTGTTGAACCTTTTGCAGGGACAGGAACAACATTGGTGGCATCGAAAAATATGAAAAGACGGTGCATAGGTTACGAAATTGACAAAACGAATTATGAATCAATCATCAAAGGAAGAATAGAAAGGGGTGAATAATATGGCAAAGAAAGATGAATATAAGATGTTTGTCAAGGCACGGCAAATGATGAATTATTTTAAAGGCGAGGTATTGCCGTTCATAAACCATTTATGCCGCAGGGATATGACAACGGGTGATCTTGACGGGTTCATATTTGATTACAACAAAAAGGTTTATTACGCATTTGAACAAAAAAGAGGACACGAAAGACACAGAAAATCACAGGATCTTCATCTTAAATTCTTGCAGACAATTTTAGACACGGCAAAGAAGGATAAAAGGTTTTCCGATTGGAATATGAAGGTTTATAAAGTTGTTGGTGATCCTCCGTTTGATAATGCGGAAATATTGGGTTATCCGTTTACAACAGGGATTGATGTAACACAGGATCAAATGATTGATTTTTTTAATCTTAATGTTACATACGAAGATTTAATTCCAAAATATAACGAGGAATTTTAAACCACATTCCCATGAAAGACACCTTTTATTTTTCCCATGATTACAACGCCAGGACCGACCCGAAGATTAAGCGGTTGATGGCGCGGCAACCCGGTGAAAGTCCGGCGGATCTTCATCATGTTAGATTAATTGCGGTGACCGCCTTTTTAAATACTCCAAAGACATGAAAGATCCTGCATTTCTTTTTTACTCAAAAGATTTTTATGAGGGTACACGAACCATGTTGCCGGAAGAAAGGGCGTGTTACATTGACCTGATGATTTACCAACATCAAAACGGCCCTATCCCAAACAATATCCAAAGGATGAAAATGTATTGTTCCGGGATAGATGAAGCGACCCTTATAGCGACCCTTAAAGCGAAGTTTATAGCTACCAATGAAGGGTGGATAAACGAAAGGTTACAAATGACGATTAACGAACGGCAGGAATACACAGATAAACAAAGCATAAATGGGCAGATTGGGCAATTTTACAAGAAGGCAAAGGAAGTTTTAAATAAGGATAATTATTTGAAAATCAGGTCGAAATATAGCGATTTATCAAATGAAGAATTGCTTGAAGAGATCAAAAAATTTGATTTAAAAAACAAAGCGACCCTTAAAGCGAGCCTTGAAGCGAGCCTTGAAGGGTCGCTTAAACACCGCGCGGTTGCAAATGCAATTATAATTAAAGATATTCTTTTAGAATTAAATATAGAAAATAGGTATGCTGAAATTGTGAATTTATGGATTGATTACAAAAAAGGGAAAAGACAATCCTACAAAACAAAAGAATCTACGGTTCAAATGATAAAACACCTGATCGAAATTTCAGATAACAATTTTGATAACGCTAAAAAAATCATTGAAACATCAATTGCTAATAATTGGGATGGATTGTTCCCATTAAAGCAACACACAAACGGCAAACGCTACAATGAAATCCTTCCAGGAGATCCGCGCTATGTTTCAAATTTTGATAAAATAACCGAAATAAAACTTTGATATGGAAATCGCTGATTTTTTAAAGAAGTACACGGATGGCGGAATGTTCAAAAGCGACCGCATAAGCTGGAATATACCGGTTGCCGGTGATTTTTTCAAAGAGGCGGAATCTCAACTTGAAATGAAGCACCTTCCAGAATATGATAATGTGATTGATTGGATGAGATCAAACAACGGCCGAGGATTGCTCATAATCGGGAACAACGGAAGGGGGAAAACCATGATAGCAAAAAACATCCTTCCAGTGTTTTTCGATTACGCGTTGGGTAAAATCGTGAGGTGCTATCATGCGACTGAGATAAACGACAATGCAGATTTTATCCTGACCCGCAGAATTGTGGTGTTGGATGATGTAGGCACGGAGGAACAGTTTGTGAAATACGGTGAACGCCGGTGGATATTTCCTGAAATTGTGGACCGGGCCGAGCAAAAGGAAAACATCCTGATCATTACGACAAATTTATCACCGGATGAGATTGAACGAAAATACGGAATCCGAACCAGAGACCGGCTTCGGGCTATTTGTAATCCGGTATTGTTCAAAGGGGAATCAATGAGAAAATAAATAATAGCGATATGTCAGATAACAAAATTAACACCGGCGCGATCTTCAAAAACGAGAAGAAGTCGGCACAGAGTCACCCGGATTACCGGGGAGTAGTGAACGCCAACGGCAAGGATATGGAAATCGCCTTGTGGCTGAAGGAAAGCAAATCGGGGATGAAGTACTTCTCCGTGTCACTGAGTGAGCCCTGGGTGAAGCCAGGGGCCCAGGCAAATGATCAGGAACCGTTGACCCCGCAGGAAGACGACCTACCATTCTAAACTTAATCGAATGAGAATTTTCACGATTGCATCGCCTTCACACATGAGCCTTTTGAAGGATTATTTCATCCCGTCGGTTGAAAAAATCGGGGAATATGAATTGACGGTAATGGGGATTCCGCAATACGGTGATTCGTCTTTCGGGTCGCATGGTTTTAACCGGGCGTGTTTGGACAAATTGTATTTGTTGGAGAGGTTGGCCAAACTCCCCGATGAATATGTTTTGTATGCCGATTGCGACCTTGTATTCTTCAAATTTACCGAGGTCGATTTAAAATTCAGAATCGGTGACAAAGACGCGTTATTCCAATCCGATGCGGGGATGTTATGCGCCGGGTTCATATTCATGCGCCCCAGCAAAAGGCTCGCAGAATTTTTCAAACATTGCATTTACGATTACCGGAATGGGAAAGAGAATGACCAGGATGTGATTAATCGTAACCGCAGGATGATGAATTTCGGGTTGCTCCCGGCGGAATATTACAACATCGCCTTTGCCAACCACGGCAAGGTCCATAATTCCGGTGACCCGGTGATCATACCAGAAAACATCAGGATTTTCCACGCGAATTGGACCGTGGGTATTGATAACAAGGTAGAATTATTAAAATTAGCGATAAAGAACAATGATACTGATAATTAACTGGTACATAGACCCTGATCCGAAACGACATGAGGAATTGGAGGAATGCCTTTTGCGCAATATCGACAATCCGTACATCGAGCGGATCATAGCACTATCGGAGGAGGGAACGGAAATCGTCGATCATCCGAAGGTGATGCCGGTGGCATTTGATGGGAGGCCGTCATACACCGATTTTTTCAGAATCGGGAATCAGTATGACGGGGTGAAGGTGCTTGCCAATTCAGATATATTTTTTGATGACACGATTGAGTTGGCCAACCGGATAAAGGAAAGGCAGTTTTTCGTTTTGTGTCGGTATGAGGTCGATGTTTCCGGGAATGTAAAATTTTCCGATAATATCGGGATGCACGATGTTTGGATATGGCGGGGGATCAACAACATTCAGACGAGCATGGGTCTTGGGCGTTGGGGGTGTGACCACCACATTGCCGGGTTGATGGTTCGTGATGGTTGGGCGGTATTCTCCCCGTCAAAATCAATCCGGTCTTTTCACCTCCACAATTCCGGGGTAAGAAGATATGTGCAGGAGCGCATCCTTCGGCCGGTTGCCCATGTCACCCCGGACACGATCGAATCGGTTGATCGTGTGAAGAATGGGGTATGTTATTACCGGTCATCGTAAATAACGCCACCAAATTGATTTTAACGCGTTCTGATTTTGAGTTGATAGTTTATACCTCTTTGAGGAGATAATGCGAAAAACAGCGTTTCAGTGCGCTAAAACGGGTAAATTTGGTTTAACTTTGATAAGAAATATTTGATTATGGATTTATTCCCCGAATTTGTACGACGCGAGACCGGAGCCACGGTGACCCCGGAACACAGGTTTCACCCCGCGAGGAAGTGGCGTATTGATTACGCCATCATTGACCATAAGATCGCCATTGAGCAGGAGGGCGGCGCATACACCAACGGACGACACACAAGGGGTGCCGGGTTCATCGCAGATATGGAGAAGTATAACGAACTGACGCGGGCGGGTTGGCGATTGATACGCGTAACACCGCAGAAGTTGATGAGCATGAACACGATTAACTTGATTAAAGACCTGATCAATGCCAAATAAACCGGGATCAAGAGTAAGGACCTACGCATGGCAGTCAGCACCACGGCCCAAAGGTCAGGAGGCGCGGGGAAGGCTCCGGGAGTACTATAAGACGGCTAGATGGACCAGAGAGTCTTCCACCTTCCGCCGTGATCATCCGTTGTGCGAAGAGTGCAAACGGAGAGGGATCATTACTCCATCACAGGTGACTGACCACATACTCCCTCCGCCGATTGTTGACTTCTGGGATAGGTCGAACTGGCAGGCGCTATGTAAGGCGTGCAACAATGCGAAGGGGAATAAAGATAAACAACTCTTAAACAAAACAAAATGATAATCAGTCAGATACGGATAGGGGGTGATAATCTCTTTTTGAAAACGGAGTGAGACCGCACCTCAACCTTCTTCTTATTTTTCCAAAATTGGGTTATTTGAACTAAAGTTTTAGTTATGGCTAAAGGAAGAAAATTATTACCAGACAAAGTTAAAAAGCTCCGTGGGGAGAAACGCCCCGAACGGATGCAGGGGGATCCGCCCGGTGAAAAGCTTACCACTATTGACCACGTGGATTTGTCGGTCCTGAAAACGCAGAGGGCGCAGGACATATTCAAGCAGATGGCAAACTATCTGATCAAATGGGAGATTCTTACCGACGCCAATATTCTCCCTCTTGCCGTGTATTCGTCAAACATAGATTTGGCATTCACCTGTTTGGATGAGATGCAAAAAGGTTTGTTTAAGGAACGGTTCGATGAGAATGGGAACGTAATCGGTTTTATTGAAAACCCATACGTGAATCTTTACAACAAATTGCAACCGGCAATAATGCGGCAGGCTGCGGAGTACGGTTTTACGCCGGTATCGTCGTTAAAATTCGCACGAAAAGAGGAACCGAAGGATGAATTGCAGGCCCTGATGGACACTTTTAAATGACGGAAGGCACTAAAATACAGCGCAAAAAGGTAAAAAAGTACATCAATGACGTGCTTTCCGGTCGGCGTATCTGCGGAAAATTGGAGAGGTTGGCCGTCGAGAGGCATTTGGCGGACCTTGAAAACGCGGATAAACTGAAGATCCGGTTTGATGAAGTGGCCGCCATGCGCTGTATTTCATTTTTTTCGATCCTTAAACACTCAAAGGGGGAGTTTTCCGGGAAGAGATTCGAGCTGGAACCATGGCAGATGTTTATCGTTTGGGTGCTGTTTGGTTGGAAACGTCTGGACGGATCCCGCCGGTTCCGGTATGCTTACGTGGAGGTGGCCCGAAAAAACGGAAAAACCACGTTCGCCGCGGCCCTCTCCCTGTATATGATGGTCCTGGACGGAGAGGACGGTGCCGAGATTTACACGGCCGCAACCAAAAGGGATCAGGCTAAAATATGCTGGACGGAGGCCCGGAACATGGTAGGCAAAAGCCCTGCGCTATCGAATAAGATCGCGCGGTTTCAGTCGGCGTTGACGATGGAAAGCACACTGTCAAAAATGGAACCCCTGGCGGCTGACAGCGACAAACTGGACGGATTAAACCCGCACTTTGCCGTCGTGGATGAGTACCACGCGCATAAAACTGATATGCTTTACAACGTCTTAAAGTCTGCGACCGGGGCGCGGCGACAGCCTATGATCTTTACGATTACGACTGCTGGGTTTGACAAAACATCGCCCTGTTTTCTGATGCGAAGGACTTATATCGACGTGCTTCTGGGGATCAAAAAGCAAGAAAATACGTTTGTGATGATCTATTCCGCCGACGAGGGGGACGATTGGAAGGATCCGAAAACATGGGCTAAGTCCAATCCAAACATGGGCATAAGCATATCTGCCGAATATCTGGAAGAGGAATTTAAGTCTGCACTCAATCGGGGCGGGTCGGAAGAGGTAAATTTCAAAACGAAGAACCTGAATCAATGGGTGGACGCGCCGACCGTCTGGATTCAAGACGAGAAGGTAAGAAAGTGTAGCAACGGGACCACAGACGCCGATCTGGTTGGACAAACATGTTATGCCGGGTTGGACCTTGCAAGTCATGTTGATATAAACGCGCTAGCCCTGTATTTTCCGGAGTTAAAGGCGATTAAACTGTACTATTGGATTCCAGAGGCGAAGATGGAGGAAAATGCCGACCGAGTGGATTATAAAACATGGGCTGCGGAAGGCAGGATCTTCGTGACGGAGGGGAATGTTATCGACATAGACGCGCAGGTGGAGAAGATCACCGAGATTATACGGGGTGTGAACTGCCGGAATATTGCTTTTGACCCGGCAAAAGCATACCACGGGACGGTGCAGGGGCTTCAGAAGGCGGGGTTGAATAACATTTTGGATGAGTTCAATCAGTCGATTAAGACCATGAGCGAGCCGACGCGGGAACTTCAGCGGCTTGTGGAGAGTGCGGAGGTCGATCTGATGGATGACCCTGTACTCCGGTGGATGTTCCGCAACGCGGTAGCTGTGACGGATGCAAACGACAATATCAAACTGCACAAGGCGAAATCAATGAACAAAATAGACGGTTTGACAGCGATTATCAACGCCATCGGCGGATATATGAGCGGGGCGAAGCCGGAGCCATACAAAGATTCAGATTTGAAAATCCTTAATTTTTAACAAATATGAGAATTTTAGCATTAACCATCACGAAAGACGACACTACATCATGGTACAGGGCCGCCGGTGTATTCCGGGACCTGATGCGTAAAATGCCGGGCCTGACCATCGACACCCACGACATAAGCAAGATCGGAAACCTCACGTGGTCTACGCTTACGCAGTACGACATCGTATTCCAGCAGAGGCCATATGCCTCGCTTCCGTTGACCAGATTTCTGAAAGACCTGCACATTCCGGTTTGGATCGACTACGACGATAATTTGTTTGAGATTCCGCAGGCTAATAACCGGGCTTTTGACACGTTTTCCGACGAGAAGGTGCATCAGAACCTCGCAGAGATAGCCAAACTTGCCGACGTGATCACGGTGTCCACCGCGGCCTTAAAAACGCTATATGGCCCGCTTAACAAAAATGTCCGGGTTGTACCCAATGCCCTGCCATTTGATTTTATCGGTGAACCAGCGCAGGGCACTACGCAGAAAACGGTTTTGTGGCGTGGTGGGGACTCTCACCGTATGGATCTGAGGGTTCACGAAATCCAGATACTTCAGGCGCAGGACAAATACAAAGATTGGAACTTTGTCTATGCCGGGTACAACCCATGGGAGTTTTATCTGCCCAATAAAAAATACCGGAAGCCGGAAGATCCGGTTTTGTATTTCAAATGGCTGAAGGAATACCGCCCGCGGGTGATGCAGGTCCCCCTATATAACGACTTTTTCAATCATTGCAAGAGCAACATAGCGGCTTTAGAGGGGACATTCTCCGGGGCGGTTTGCCTTGTGCCGGATTGGGAAGAATGGAATGTTATACCGGGGACGATCAAATATAAGGATCCGCAGGACTACGGCGAGAAATTGGACTTCCTGCTCCGGGAGC